TGCACCACTCAGCAGTTCGCTGCGGAGAGAGTTGGAGTCGGTGGAACGAACAAGCAGATTGCTGTACGGCAGGTCAACCCCGTCAATGATGGCAGCGCGTGTATACGGCTTGGCTTTAATGATGTAACGAACTGCTATATACGGTGGAATGTTGTTGTGAGAGGCATTGGTTCCTGCCGTGTTAGTTGGAGCACTTCTTAGATAATCATATCCACTGCTTGCTACTACAGCACTTCCGTTCCATCCTCCAACCTCATATCCACCACTGGGTGGATTTGCAGCATCGCCATTTGTGGTTGGAGTATCGTGAGCGTGAGACGGCATTTCTGCTGTGGTGAGCGTGTGCTTTTCTTCACCACCAAATGCACCCATACCGTAAACATTGCTACGAGATTCATCAAGACCATTATTTCCCAAAGAGAAAGTAAGATTGTCGGGATTGGCTCCCGTTGTGGAAAGAGCAGATGCCGAAGCACCAACAATGAACCTAGAAGTAAGATCGGGTGTATAAAAATGAGTAATTCTTACACCAGTAACGGTAGTTCCATTGACGCTTCCACGGAAATTTCCTGATACCCATCCTCCTCCAAGAACTATGGTATAGTTTGTAGCCGCTTTAAACGCAGCATTCACATACTCAAAATATTTTTTAGAAGTGTTGTATCTCCATGAAATTGAAACAGTCAGTTTTTTATTCACTGTGTCTATTGTACGAATTTGCCCCTCGGCAAGCAGGATTGGATTTATTTCAGTTTCTTCGTTTGTAGTAATGGTTGCAGGAAAACTCTGACCATCCTTTGGTAGCAATACATAATCCCCTACTGCTGTTCCACTAGGAATACTGCTTAATGTAAGTTCAACGATGTGTCCGTACATGGGAACACGATCACCATCAGCATAACACAGTTTGCTGTAAAGTTCAGGATAACTTTCTATACTGTACATATTTCCTTCACACGGCAACCATGTATCAGGAATCACAGCACCAGCATACGGCATGATTGTGCCCACAGGCTGAATCTCGTCTATTCCAATAGTGGACGAGCCGCCAATCTGTGTGCCCAAGTAGTTGTTCAACACAAACCCGTTCAGGGTGGGGTGGCGTGTAACCACAGGCTTCACAACCGTTCCCAAAGCACTGGGTGGGTTGTGGGTCAAGCCGCCTGCACATACACCTGACAGGAACAGTACTGGATACGAAATGCCTGCAAACTGGGGCAGATCAATGTAGCCACCGTAAGTGAGTTCAAAGGTGTTGGTGTCTACTTTGGCACTCACAATACCCAACACTTCAGCATTAGCAGCAGAGTCCGCTTGTGCTCGGATGTACGAGGGCGATCCGTTGTTCCACCGAATCACATCACCCACAGTAAAGCCGTGAGACGCAAGAGAAATGCTCTCTTTCAGAGTCTTGGCTGTTGCTGCACCGCCTGTTAGTACTAGTGATGATCCCATGTGTAATTCTTTCTGTGTTTTACCTGACGAACATGAAACAGTATGGTATATGTTTTTATAAGTTTTGACTTATCCTATCAAATATCCACCAAAAGTATTGTGGTTTTCGTTGAATGGCTTTCCATAATACACCATTCTTACTGTGTCTCCAGCAGTCAAATCAGCGATTACAGTTGACGAAACCAAAATATGAACCAGATCCACACTGGTTCCGTTGGGTGTTGGGTTGGTTGTGCCAATGGCAGCAGCGGACGCGGTTCCGTAATTCTTTGCAAAATACCACCCACCTCCACCTGTAGTTGTGCTGTTCCATTGTCCAGCGGCATGGGCAAAAAGAATCTGACCAAAAAACACATATCTGCCAGTTACTGGTGCAGTAAACACCCCATTCGTTTTATTGTAAACATCGGCTCCATTATATTGGTCATTAACGGCTGTATTTTGAAATGTAAGAGTTGTATAATTTACTTGTCTAATAGCCACAATATCCGAAGCATTTGTTCCTACAAAAAATCTTGGATTTTTGTTCTTGATTGCACCATTCACATCAAGGGCTACATCGGGAGTGTAGGTGTTTATTCCAACATTAACGCTTGTTCCATTGTAAGACATCAGCATACCAGTCGCTGTAACACCCACACCCCACGGAGAAATAGCAAAGGTGTGTCCCGCCCCTCCTCCGCTGTCTTTTCCAAACACCAAATAACTACCACCGTCGTATTGGTTGATGGAGTTATAGTCTCCAGCCCGACCACTAGCGTTCATCAGCAAGAAATTTCCGTCTGTAGTAGTCATATGCACTTGTGGTCTAGCGGTAGTGTTGCTGTCGCCTTGAATAAACAAGCGTGGCTTATGGGTTTGCATCGACGCACGATCTTGTGTAGTGCCAATATTCACAGCACCAACAAAAGCAGCAGTGTTTCCCACAATACTGAATGTATCGGTCAAAGACACCGAGCCATCCAATGACGGGCTAACAGCACGCGAAGTCTTCCACACAAGAGACGGATCGCTTCCGCTCACACCCACAACCAATGCACTACGAGGAGACGAAAGTGCAGGAACGCTGCTGATCCATCCGTCTGAAGACACAGCAGAACGCACTCCGTAACCAATGGCTAGGCTTGGAGTGGACGGGCGTGTGCTAATCACATTCCACGAAGCAGCAGTATATCCTCCACCTGCAACTGATGGGCTAGTGTCGGATGTGTAACGAGACACCAACAGATCACGACCTTGTGCAGTTGGGGCTAGAGTGGCTCCCACGCGAACTTCACCAAGCACATCAAGTGGGCACAAGATACGATTACCAGCAGCAGAATTATCAACGCCTAGCCACTTGCTAGACGCTCCACCCGCAGCCACTCCCACATATCCTGTTATACCCACTGTGCTAGAGTAACTACCTGGACCAGAAGCAATTCGTATGGCTTCTCGCCCATTAGAAGTGCTGTCGTATACACCTACTTGCAAGTCGCCAGTGATACCATCCAAAATATTTGTAATCAAGAAGTTGTCAAGATTAGCGTAACTAATACCTGTGGCAGCACCACGAACATCGCCACGATACGAGAACAGGTATCCGGTAAGAGGACCAGTTGCCATCAACATGGGCTTACGAACTGTGCCTTCTGTTGATGGTGGGCTACTTGAAAGAGAAAAAACTCCACTCTCAAAAGAACCAGTTGTTCCAGCACAATCTTTAGCCAAGAAGTAAACAGTTCCAGCAGTAAGTGGCGACAAATTACACGAGAAGAATCCGTCCATCAGCACATCAAAGTTTTCGTTCACATCACCAGTCACTCCAACAGAAATCACCATTCCTGCAATTTCTGCTTCTTCAGGAGTATTGGCTTGCCCCTTTACATAAATTCCGTTAGGATAATACGCTTCAGCAGTATTTCCACCTGAAAGACTATATGTAAGAGTAACTCCTGGTGTGTACGCTTTGAATCGCACTACATCACCCACACTAAACTTGTTGAACTGTTGAATTCGTGTGGCAACCGAAGATGAGTTGGCAATCTGAATTGGAGTCTGAAGGACTCCACCTGTAAACGGAATAACAATTGCCGAATTTGTTCCTGTGGCAATCAGAACGGCTTTTTGGATGGTTCCAGGCGAACTCGGCTGAACTGGTGTAATAGTTCCTGCTGAAGACGGAGACAGGTAATACGCTTTGCCTGCCACAAGAGAGGTAGCCGCTTGATTAACGGGAGCAAAGTCTCCAAAAATCTCACCTATGAATGTTATTTCAAATTGGGGAGAACCTGATTTGGAAACAATACCCACCACTTCTGCACTGTCAGCATCAGAGGCAACTGCTGTTTCGTATAGACCGTTGGTTTGATTCAAACGAACAGGAGTTCCAAATATGAAAGTATTTACCTGATTGATAGTCTTTCTATTTGCACCATCAGAGATATTAACAAACGGGCGTGCTCCGTATGTGGTTCCGCTCAAAACCTCCATGAATACTGTAGCACCATCCGAAGAATACCGCTCAAACTGAATAGATCGGTTGCTAGTGGTTCCTGCGACTCCACTAGAAGTCAGTTCAACAAGCAATCCGTGATCGCTGGTGCTGCCACCGTCTAGACGAATTCCGCTGCCGTGAACAGGTAGAATCCCACCTGCATTGGGATAAATTCCAAAACTAGCCCCGCTGATACCAATATGAGCATTGGCTTGCCAAACACCAGTCAACCCGTGAAGGTTGGTTGTTTTCCACAGCCACTCTGCGGTGTTTCCGCTGCTGCCACGATCAATCAGCAGACCACCACCACCTGCTGCATCAATTTTGGTGTCAGTAGAACCCGCAGCAGTATTTCCTAGAATCAGGTTATAGTCATCAATAGTTACCACATTTGCGTTTACAGTAAAAGTAGACGCATTGAATGTGACATCACCGTTGAATGTGACTCCGCTTTGGAATGTCACGGGCTGTATGAAAGTAACGCCCTTGTTCACATTATCTGCAATAGCAGCAGACAGAGTTCCGCCCGCAGCCACAGTAATATCAATAGACGAAGAAGAAACTCCGTCGTACACACGCATCTTGTTCAGTTTGTAAATTTCTGTATTGGTAACATCCCTCCAAGTATTGAAGGTGTCGCCAAGAGCCACTTCAGGAATAGCGTATGTGTTTATGTCTGGACCGGTGTTTGCTGCCATGTGTGTCCTGTGCTGATTCGTGCTTCTAGTTCACTTATTCGTGCTGTCAGAGTATTTATCTGATCTTGTAAAGACTGTATGGTTATACTGACGGTTTCTTGGTGTGCTCGGTGGACAAGAGCATTCTTGTCTTTCAAATATAGAGCACCTGTGTGGGGATCACGAATGTACTTGCTCACTTTACCTCCATGTCACTACGCGAATATTTTTGAGAGCAGGGGTCTTGCTGTAGTCTGCGGTGGTGGGAGCCAAGAATTCGGCTTTGATTTGGTATGTACTAATGCTGTTTGCCAGCGAACTGGTATTAGAAGCCGAAGCGGTTATTCCATAAACTGCTTCTCGGAAGTCGTTGTTTGTAGCACTGGTAAATCTATTACCCGCATAACTCATAAGTCTCCACGGTGCTTGATACAATCCGCTTTCGCCGTTGGTTGAATATTTGCAATACATGTTCACGGTTGCACCTGTGGGAATCAATGCGTTGGTGAACACAAACACACCCTGTGATGTGGAATCTGTTGGGAGAACTACCGCACGAGACACATATGAAGATGTGGCATACGGTGTTGTGGTTGATGGAGTTGTAGTCACAAACACATCCACCGCTTTGCCACAGAAAGTTCCAGTATCCAACACAGGAGAAACTGCGTTGTTGGTTCCTCGTGTCAGAGTATACTGTACGGTGGAAGAAGACTTGGAGGAAGTGAAATAAGCATTTTGGTTATTGCTTATTAGCGTTCCGCCCACAGTTCGGATCAAAGAGCACCCAACAGGTACGATTTCTGTGTTGCAGAGTTTCATAATCTCTGCGGCTCCACTCCAAATAGCAGACGAATACTGTAGAGTTCCGCTTGTTGCACTAAAACTGCAACGGTTCAGACTGAAAGCAATATCAGTGGTGTTGTTTGCAACCCATGTGCTGGTGTTTTGTGGAACATAAAGAGTTCCAACCGCAGAATTATTGCCTGCTCGTCCTCCAACTGTTGTGTTCAAAGAAGTGTTGGAAGCGTACAACTCGTATTTACCGCTGTTTGTGATTACGGCAATAGCGTATTCTCCCGGTTCAAGATACACAGGGCTAGTGAACGAGAAAGTTGTAGCCAACGGATTTCCGTTGTTGGAATTAACGGTTACGGCAGATGCCTGCTTGGTTACTGTAGAGAATGGCAGCGAAACAGATGGAGACGGATATCCGTTTACTGTGGGACGAATCTGAACAGTAACAGGAAGAAGTGGATCAGCCTTTGCAAAGAACAGAGCAAGGCTTGTCAAGAACAAACCGTCAGGATATGTCTTCTTGTCCACAATAAAGGTCTGACACAGGGGATCAGCCCACTGGTTGTTTTCAACTGTATCCGTAACGCTGTCATACGATACTTCTCGGTTGAATGGAGTCTTGATTATTCCATTACTGGTCACGCATTGACGGCGTAGAACAGGCGGGCGGGTAGAATACGATCCTGAATCACGCTGCTCAAATGTTCCAGTTGAATAGAATACTGCATCGGCTGCGGTGGACGCATTTTGAGGATCAAACGAATCGCTTACTCTTACAAGTTTCTCACCAACCGTGAATGTTCCTGCGGGAATAGTGAATGATGTATTCAATGTTCCGTTAGAAGTGGCAGACAGCCCTGTTTTTAGAGCCACACCATCAAAGAACACAGACAAACCAGTTGCATTAGGCTTAAGCCCGTATGCAGTAATGAAAACAGTTTGGGTTGGAATATAAGGCAGAACGCTATTATCAACGGTTCGATTTGCTGATGTTTTCTTGATGCGATTCTTTAGTCGCTTGGATTTTACATACGACATCATCTTTTCAGATGTGGTTGCATCTATTCTGCGATTCACTCCGATAGACGGATTTCCAGAATCAATTCCAGCAACAGAAGATGGAGCAGCGTTTCTAGGCAGTTCAAGAATTGAACGCTGAACTGTGTCGTTTTCTTCTTCTCGGTTTTCAATACCTGTCCACAGGCTTTCCCAATCGTTCCATTGTGTTCCGAATCCACGCTTGTCTCTTGCATCAGAAGAAATCCAGTTGTCGTTTTCTCCCAGTGCATTTGTCTTTACCAAAGGACGATAAGAGGTGTCCCATGTGGTGTCTATGGTCTTGGACATTTCCAAGAAACCAAGCCAATTTGTGGTGTTGGTTGGATTAGGTTTGACTGTGGTAGTATAACCCAAGTTCTCCACATAAGCAGTTGCACCGTATGCAAGAGTGCAAATACCGTCAGAAGAAAGTGAAATTTGCGTATTAAGTGACGCGGCTCCTAGAGCCACATCAGATGTGGTAAAGAACGGACGCAGTTCTCCGTATTCGTAATCCACAGAGCAAATGTGTTCGTCAGAAACAACATCGCCCGAATTGTGTCCAACAAACTCGTCCACATACAGAGAGGTCTTTAGTGGTTCAGAAGTTATAGAAGAGCCTACTGTACGAGCATATCCAAGCAACTGCCTGCTTTCCAATTCGGTTTCAGATATTGAAAGTGAAGCGTATGTTTCCACATCGTCTACACGCCGTTCAATCTTTCCAATATCAGACATGGTGTATCGTCGGTTGTCGTGTGGTGTCACAACAATATCAGATGCCTTATGGGTATAAGCAGGAACAAGAACGGTGTATAGCGTAAGTGCGTCTTCGCTATCCGGTGGAGGAACGGGAACCATGTCAGGAATTCCCTGATCCACGAAGAACAAAGGCGAACCGTTATTTGGATCTGCTTTGATCTTGATCTTGTCAATTCGTGGCAGATAGTGAGAATATGTCACCTTTGTGTTTGCAAATGCAGCAGGGAACTCGTAAGCACCATACGGTTTCAAAATTGGAGCGTCTAGAGTTGGGCCCGAATGACGGAAATCCAAGCAATTTGCTAGAGATACCGTCTTGCCTGTTCGTGTGTTGGTGTAGAGAGGAATGTGGCTGTAAGTCACGCCAATATACGAATTAGAACCCACAAATGGAGCCATAGTCAAACCGCTGTGCAGGAAATAGTTGTAACTTACCTGATAGGTTCCAGCACCAGCAGAACCAGCCTTCTCTGATTTAACATATACACGAGAGTAATCGTAATTGCTTTCTCGTTGTCCGTCGTCTAGTTCAAACCACGATGTGGCATTCTGTGCTACACCAACGCTTGGAGTATAGGTAATTCCAACAATTGAATACACATCCCAGTGTGGAAGTTGGATGTATTTTCTACTGTTTCTAGATGGGTCTGTTGGAACCGATGTTGTGCTGTATGTGTAAGCAGTAGAGGTCTTGGTTCGGATATTAGATGATGCGTAGGTTGTGAGTGCAAAGGTATCCAACTGATAAAAAATTGGTGCACTCATTCTTACAGCACCTTGAGTGTATCCGGTGGGATGCTTACTTCCCGCAATCTGCAACTTCAAATAGGTTCCATCAGAAGACAGAGTAAATCCTGTAAGATTCGGCTCGTGACCTGGGCTGTATCCAAATGCGGTTGTTCCAGTCAATCCAGTAGAAATCAAAACTACTTGTTGGATATCTGTTGGATTGTTTGTTCCATTCACTCCATATTGTGAAGGGAACTTTACGGCTGTATTGGAAGCAGCAGTAAAAATACCAGCCAATTTATTTTTATCTATCTGATAAGTTATAGGAGAAGCGACAGCATAAGATGTTTCGCTTATATTGATTGTATCGCTAATAACTTTGGTGTAGAATTCTGCTGCACTAAACCCTGCCACAGCGTATCCCGGACGCACATCGCAAACCAATCCAAGATCGTTGCTTCCGTTTAGGGTAACTCCTGTAGAAGTCGTAATACCAAACACGGCAAGAGTTCTGCCACTTCCAAGACCAAATCCATGAGGCATCACGACAGCACTTGCCGCTCCAGAAATGGTAGAACCAGCACAAACACCGTGCAGATACATTTTATAAATGCCGCGAGTTAGTCCTGAAGCAGAAGAAGCAAATCCAAAAGGAACAAGACCGTGAACCTTTGCCTGACCAACTACTGTGTTAGATGAGTTTCGGAAAAACACATCAGCCGAACCGTGATTTAGAGTTGTTCCAATAGCGGTACTAAATGTGCTGCCCCATGTGGCAATTCCTTCGGAACCGTAACCAGCACACACACCAATCCAATTACCAACACCATACGGAAACAGTAAATCTGTTTCGGTCATGGTTGTGCGAGCGGCAGGAACAGAAACAGTCTGCGGATATTGCGACTCTACTTCATATCCCTGAATATACGCTTTTCCTGAACCAAATGTGTAATTTAGTGTTGCACCACTCAGGTCAATCTTGATATCAAACGGACGAACAATATACGAACCTGATTCGTCGTATGTTCTGCGAGACAGGGTTTTTTCAATCTCGCCGTAGGTAATACGCTCAATTTTTCGGGTAATCTTTCCGCCTTCAAACCGAAGCAGTTCAACAAAATCGTCTGTGTCTTCTGTGGAACGGCGTTGATCCAAAACCAAATCAATCTTGAAACGGTCAGCACCGGGAGCATTGTAGTTGTAGGAACCAATAGCAGGATCGCGTAGAGTTGGGTCTTCACTCTCGGTAACAGAATCACGGGTAATTGCCAAACCAACTTTGGTTGTCAGGTCTGTGAATGCACTGCCGTATTCGAAGTCTCTGCGAGCACCGCTGCCGTTTGCAAGAGTTCTTCCGGGAATAAAATATTGAGACGGATTGCGGGCAAAGAAACCGTCAACATAAAAAATTCCGTCGTCCACCGAAACCAATTTGCAGCGACCGTTTGCCCATGTGTCTGTGGCAGGAGTAATGGTATAATCTGTTGGTGTGTCCGAAGATGTGGTTAAAGTTACTTGTGTGTTTGTAGCAAAACTAGCACCAGAGATAAAATCCACAACCAACACTAAATTTCCGTCTGTGGAATCAGGCTCAATATAATGAACAACTCGTCCTTCAGGCTGTGCAGTAGCAGCACCACTTCCGACCTTTACCGTGCTGCCCAATACAAACGAATAATCTGTAATGCTTGTTAGCCCCGCAGTATTTGGCTGTACCATCAGGTAGTTTGTATTACGACCGCTGATAGCACCACCAACAATACGAGAACCGTCTTTGAACAGGTGATCGCCAACTTTGGACACCTGATCCTGTAGAATAGACTGGAGTTGGGTTAGTTCACGAGCCTGAACCGCATAACCGGGCTTGAAAAGCACACGAAGAAAGGACTTGGCGGGATCGTAGTCGTCGTAATACGGATTGATATTGAAGATGCTGGAATCGTAAGCCATTGTTTCCTCTTTAGAAGCCTAACCGCATTCGGAACTCTTCGGATTGACCTTTTACTCGTGAAATTGGGCGTATATTGTTTATGTATATGATTTCTCCAGAGGCAGGATTAATGTCTGGTTGGGTCACAGAAGTCACAATATACGCACCTAGTGTGCTACCTGTGATCCCATTTGTCTGTACGCTATTGAACGATCCAAACACATCGGTCAGATACAATTTTCCGCTTGAAGAATTTACAAATTTCCAATTGTAAACCTTTCCGCTAGCATAATAACCAAAAGCGTCTCCACTCGCTCCCTGCTGTACAAAATCTCCATTAGAGAAGGAGTTCTGTGTGAGTTCAGACGAGGTAACATCCAAACCACCAATAGAACCACTAACACTCGTTCCTAAATCTAAAATAGTAAGCCCAGTAAACGAAGGAGTTTCGTTCAGATCAAAATAGGGAGAACCAACCTCAACGATTCGGAACAGATCATATGTTCCACCCTCATTTATAAATGAGTTTGTATTTGTTCTGTATACCCAAGCGTATTCGCCGTATCTTGGAGCCACGCTTGACGGAGCACCTGATGCACCACTCTTCTGCCCTATTACTTTTTGAGAACCCGTGACAAATGCGTTTCTGTTGGTTCTCACGGTAATATTTGTATTATTTTTAGCCATCACGATTCCGCTTGCTTGTATATCGTATCCGTAAGACAACCCAGCAGCAGTCAATGTGGTTCCAGCGGGTATCGTTTGGTTTACGGTTTCGCCCACTATAAAAGCAGAAGCGGTAGACACGCTACCAAGATTCATAGTAAAATCATTCGGTCTGGTTTGGTATGTTACAAAATTGCCGCCTATATTTTTAACCTTTATCAGCAATCGTCGTTCATTGTTCAGGGTGGATACAGATTTTAGTTGAGCAATTTTTGCACCAACAGAAGACTCGGTTCCTATAATGAAATTCTTGGAAGAGGCATCAAATCCGCTAGCCTTCCATCCGTCTAAATCTCTACTCGTTTCTGCACCGCTGTAAACCAATGAAATATCTCGGTAGTATGGAGAATCAGAACCAGCAACCGTATCCGATCCATCGTTTAGTATAGGATTTTTTACTATACCGAACTGACGATACGATCCACCGCCAATAAATTTGTCTTCGTCGTCTTCTAACACTTCCACGATAATAATGATATCTTTTACATTCAGTTCTTTCAGAATGTTGCTGCCGTGACCGCCCTTTGGAGCCAAAACTGCGGTGATGGTTGGTTGTATTTTTGTTGGTTGTGTCGCTATAGAAGTGGTTACTGCCACATTGGTTTGTGTGTAATCTTCTCCACCGCTTATAAGATTTACACCTGTCATTTTGTTGCTAGAAGAATCAACCACAGGAAAAGCGTAAGCACCCGATCCGTCTCCAGTTATTCGTATACGAGGCAGAACTTCAAAATTTGTAAAATCTATTCCGTTGGGAGTAGGATTATCTACTGTAAAGGTAATCGCATCATCTCTTACTATGAAATAAGGAACATTGTTTCCACCAGTTGTTCCACTCTCTATAATCACACCGTAATTATTATTTGTTTGCGGATTTGTGGTGGATTGAACTACTCTCAAAATATAACCAACTCTGGATATCGTCATGTCAAGATTTCCGATATCAGATGATAGAACCTTTACCAATTTGATTCCACCCGTATTGGTGTATTCTCCAAGACGAAGTGGCTTATTGTCACTAGCCAATTTGGTTCCACCATATACCGCAGCAGACACACCACCATTAGTTACAAAATTTAGACGAGTAATCTGACCCGATACCGCAGTTTGCTGCACAGCATATTGATTCGTGGATTCCGTATCGTCACGACTGGAAATAAAGTCTACAGGAATATAATCGGTCAATTCATAGGGCAAATCTGAAGATCGCACAGTAGCCAAATACTTCCACACATAACCATCAGACAACCGAATTGGTGTGGTCAGAGTTGCTGTTGGTTTTACTGTTGATGGGCTTCCTGTTCCGTTGTATGTCCCGTCAATTGTTGGGCGACTCAAACATTTGTAAATATTGTTTTCATCTGTGATTACATAAAAAATTTGTGGATCGTCTGTGTCAAACAATCCAACAGTATCGTCGTACTGATCGTAAACCGTTCCGCTAGTCCACTCGTAACGGGGCAGAGCAAACAACACATTCTTTGGATTTAGTTTCTTGTATCCAATCACATCACGCATGATCTCGCGTTCATTTTCGTCGCTGTCAGGATACTCTGTTGTGCCGGGTGTGGGTGGCGTATTGTCGTCTGTCCAAGCGGTAGGCTTGGCTACAAAGAAAAAATACTGGTTATCGTTGCGTTCCAGTTCGTTCAGGAAGCCTTCAGCATAGGATCGCTTGATTGACGCTTTCAAATAGGCAGGCATGGGTTCTCCGTGTTAAGCACCAGTATTTTCCAGATATCCATATGTATCGCCCGTGAGCACCGTTCCTCCAGACAATACTGTTCCCTTTGACTTGTATATGGTTTCAGGCATGTTCAAGAAATTGGTAATGGTTATGCCTGTAAAACTGATTCCTGCGGGAACAGTCAACAGATTCTTAGAATTGGGGTGGTGAGCAATCTGCCAATAGGTAAGACCTTTTTCGTAACCGCTGGCATGAGCCAAATAGTACGAGTCTGGCAGTTTGGTGTCCATCTTGTATTTGCGAGCCAAATATCCGTAAACCTGCTGACGCTCTTCTTCTTGCAGTTTACGATCAAACACTATCACTTCGTTTAGAATGCCCATGAAACTTCCACTTGCTGCTTGATTAGTTGTTACTCCACTAACCCAAGCAGTAGTACCGAACGGATTGGAAGACGAAACGCTAGTAAACACATAGGCTCCAATTCGTCCAATATCAATAGTGACACCAGAAACAGGAGTTGGCAACTCTGTTATAGAATTGTCTGTCCATGTTGCAATCCCTCTACCTGTGGTTGGAGAGGTGTTGGTGGCTCTGTCTCCGTTGTGGTATGCGTACAAAATATTTGATGTGTCACGAGACACCTCTCCGATAACCCGTCCAACATGGAAATTACTGACATGTGGATCGTATCCTATCACTCCTCTGTTCTGCACAGACACCGACGATGTGGGATACGAATTCCAAGGTCTGAACAGTAAAGAAGAAGTAGACGGATAATATCTGTAAACATTTCCCGTTACTGCATAATAACCAGAAGAAAATGCAGTTGCAGGATCTCTATCAACAGTGTTCCATCCTCTTGTAGAAACAATATAATCTTCTGAACCAGAGAAGAAGGTATCGCTGAGAAGCCTGCTTGAGTTTATCAATCCTGTGTTTCTGCCAGCAGACTCTACACTATTTCTGAAGACTATAAAAGCATCCATGTCTTTTGTTAGGACTAGAGGTCGCGTCAAATTTAGATGCTGACCAGTCAACATGGATTCAAAGGTTCCACCTGGAACCACAGGCAACAGAGCGGAACCGTCAAGATAATCAATAGATTTAGCAGAACCACTAGCAACGGCTCCGCTAGTTTTCACATACTGTTTGGCATATGTTCCAGTGTTTAGTTGTGCTCCCCAAATAGATGTGGTTTGATTTAAAGTGTAAGCACCACCTCCAGTATAAACATTATAAACTGTAACTGTGTTGCAGTTAGATGCAAATCCACCACCATCAACAACCATTTCTAGTCTATACCATCCATTTTTGACTGGATAAACACGAACTCTTGAGTTTGAAGCAGTTGCTAATCCAAGTCTTTGGATTGTAATACTGGATATAGACGAACCACTCACATTTATGGTGGCTGTTAGCGTGTTTACACTATTGGTGAAATCCCTCATTCTAAAAGATGGAGTAGAATAAGTTCCAGGTTTAAAATAAACTGAATATGCCAACCCACCAGAAACATCAACACCATTTACCACTGATGCAACTATCCCAATTCCAGGATCATATCCACCCAAATTAAAACTTGCAGGATAAATGGTGAACGCAGTTTTTGTTTTTTTATCGTCATCTTCAAAAGGGCCATACTCACTGGCATAACTTATTCCTGTAGTTTGCCATCCATTAGGAGGCGGTACAGAGAAATCTTCGCTCCATAATACAAGATTAGTTGCTGCACCTTGTGACCAAAGGGTTTTTGGGCTAACAATCAGTCCACCGTTAAACGAAACTCCAGTAGCACCAGCAATTCCGTAATCGTTGATCGCAAGGGTGGGACGAAGTTTGTCCACAGTCACGCCTGCGTAGTTTATGGCTGTTATGCCTGTGGAAGTCACCCAAGACGGAACAACAGGATTGCCTTTAAAAGACGCTTCAAGCAGAGTAATAGAGGTTCCAGTGATTCCGCTTACTCCACCGCTGTGAGCATTATAAAAACTAGAGTCAATATAAAAAGTAAGTCCGTAACCAGCGTAAACAGATCGAATGGGTGTATCGTTGAGTCTGTAAACAATATTTGGTTCTGTGTATTCTATTTCGTAAACAGCATCATCCGAATCGGCAGGCGATGTGTTTAAGTTATACACTAATTTTTGAGATTCATAAATTTGAGTTCCTCTTACACCAGTAGGGTAGTCAGGATAATTCCCGTACCTATACCAAGCGTAATCTATAGAACTATAACTAGTATTGGTTGACGGGTCTTGGTTTAGTCCCATCATAAACAGTCTTCCAAAAGTAAATCCACCACACAGTCCTGTTCCTGTAAATTTTATTTTGGTCACGGGATTTGTGCTGCGTGCTTCTCTGTTCCAAGCAGACCCATTCACTGTCTCTGTGATGTAACTCACAGCCGTCCACTTGTCCCATGTGGGAGGAACGGCATGATTCTGTGACGAAGATGCGTCTCTCCACACATCCACACTTGCACCATTTACAACTGCACCACACACGCCAATGTTTTCAGGCTTCAACCACAGCACCAATCCACGCATACCTTCAGGTGTTATAGCGGTTTCTTTGCCTCTAAACCAAGCAGTTGTGCTGCCTAGAGGAGCACCCAACGGATCGTGAGCCGTTTTGCCGCCTTCAGGCACGATACAGTAGGTGTAGCCCAAAGATGTGCCGTAGAACAAGGTTCCGAGTGGAGCAGTCTTACCACTTGGGCCCACTTCACTTGTGCTGCCAATATACGGATTGTAACCTAGAGGATACAGATCACCTTCTGCTCCACACCATCCGGCTCCACCTGTTCTGCCGTTGTTTCTTAGATCCAATGTGGTTCCGCTGGTGTAAGGCGTATAGTTTCCAATTATGGGATCGCGGAAAACTACACCCTGTGTTGATGTGGTTGTAGTATTGTCTATCGCGTCCTTCACCAAAATAGAACCAAACATATTGGTTCCAGCAGGATGCACCAAATCCTTTAGTATACTAAAATATGTGTCTAGACTCACAGAGGTCTTGAGCACATACGAAAAGTCTTGATAGTAGTTTCCGTCTTGTATCTTCTTGGTGGACGACAGTTTGCCGCTATTGTTGGTGTAAAATCCTGGATATCGGGTGACTGCTGTTGGCTTGGCAATGACAACCGCAGAGTTTAGTGTACCGGTATCGCTTATAAATGATACCGTTACTGTATTGAAATAGTTGATGCCCGAGTTTTTTACACCGATCTTCTTGATGGTTCCACCAAGCCCTGTCTGTTCAATGAATGCAGAAAATCCTGTTCCTTTGGTGTCCGTGATGAACACTTTATCTCCCACACGGAAATTACTTCCAGGAGTCTGGATAAAGAATTCAGACAGCACGCTATACAAGGTTTCGGTGTATTGCTGTCCACCTATGGAAAAAGATACAGGATTAGAGTTTACAAAGTTTCCAACCAAGTTTTTCAAAAAGAACTCTGTGATTTCGTATCCGTCTTGATTGTACTGCACAACCGTATCAATATCAGCAGACGCTACAAGAGCATTTCCAATGTACTGGTAAACAGAAGTTCCTTTGGCACTAAAAAGAACAGAACCATTACTAGAAGTGGTTTTGATTGACAGTTTCTCAATCCATCGTCCGTCAGATGTTTTCAAGATATCTTCTTTGGGATAGTAGAACTCCACATCGCTATCGTAAAGAACTCGGAAAAGAAACTTGTAAGCACTTTCGGTTCCTTTGTTGCCGTAAAAGTCTCGGATGTGCTTCAGCAGAGTGTTCTTGTTTGGTTTTCTTCCGCTTATGTTGGTTGCCAATACATCAGGAAACCCTTCAAGATATGTGGATTTGAAATGTGAGTAAAACTCTTCTAGACTACGATCAATATCGTATATGGTGTCTAGATTACTCAACACATATCCCGGATTGCCTTTAGATTCAGACCACTCGTAGTATGCTTTCAAAAACAGAACAAGTTTTCTGTAATCTCTACGAACAAACGACGGAAACTGCTCCTCAATAAACGGAGACAGAATCCGTTCAAGGTCTTCTGTTGGCTTGGTTAGAATGATGTTTTTGAGATCAACCATGATTATGTGCTAGCCGATGCCTTTGATGCCATTTCATTAGATAGAGATATGGAAACCGAATCAGAATATCCTCTGTTGACTCGTATTACTCGGTTCTCTTTAACAAACAGGTCTTGATTGCTTGGCTGAACCGTGATGGTTATTCCGTACACTATTCCTTCAGCAATCTGGGGAACAAATTTAGAATTTAGACGGACTATTCCTTTGGTGTAATCAATAGTTCCAACACCACCCAAAACTAGACTCTTTTCTCCCGTCATTTCACACTTTATCACATTTAGAGTTCCGTATCCGTCGTCTTCAAGAACACAACTGTAAATAACTGTTCCATCGTAGTTCTTGTGTGGGAACATATTTGAAGCCAAAATGGATACATGACCGTCGTGTGGATGATACAGAGAGTTTCCAAAATCTATAACCAAGCCTTTAGACGAAACGATACGACCAACCTCAACAGTCTTTCTCAACTTTATCTTGGTTTGATTGCTCAATATAGCAGGGTGTAGATTGCTCATCCCCTTGACAAAATCCGAGTAGTAAAAATTAGAACCAAAAGAATTCAGATTAATGTTGGAATACGAAAACGCAAACGCTACGGCTAGTGCTTTCAGGGTTCCGACACTCACATTCATCGCTGATTGGTTGTATGTAATCTTGCTGTCTATGACTAGATCAAGATAATCAGTATCCACTATCTCGGGAATAATTGTGACAACAGAAGCATTATCCCGAAGATTTCGTACTAGGCTTTCTTTTTCGCTGTCTGTTAGTGAAGATCCTGATGTTGGGCGAATAGCAATAAAAACTTTGCCGTATTGTGGAGGAGTAACAGTCTCTCCACCGTAAACATACACGGAAGCAGCGTCAGGATAGTACCGATTCACTGCTGTGACATAATCGCTTTCGGTGACTGCACGGCTCTGTGAGCGGTAATACTTTGGAGCCATAAATTTGATTTTGGTGGAATTTTCAGGATCACCACCACCAGAAGATTCAGATACAGTTTCAACAGTTCCAAGCCCACTCACATTAGACGAGAAAGTACTGATACCATTGGCTAATGTTCCATTCGTTTCCAAATACTCAATTGAAACAAGGTTTCCGGTTTGGGGTTCTTGACCCAAAAAGCCGTCTCCAAAATACAGTTCATACAAGCCTTTTTCTTTTTCTTGTAGGAAATACGCTTTGGATGTGGGTGTCAGATTGATGTACGATGTGGCTTCAGTCCACACATCAGAGTATCCTGTGGTGTCTGTAACAGAACCCTGAACACGCACACGAATAGTGGTTGTGTCAATCTTGTCATTAGGAATGAGCAGAACAGAAAGGTCTTTTCGGTTTCTGTCGTACACATAACTGACCCGACGAAGACTGCCTTCATAAACATTTATGGTTTTAAAACGAGCAGGAGAGTCGGTATTAGCATAAGCATTTTCTAAAAGAACAAACTTATATTGAGTCCCTTCAGGATCGGTTCCTGTGAACTCGCTTCCACGAGCAAGATATGTGTCTGTGGTAGCCGAACCGCTTGAGATTGGAACGGTCAAGGTAGCCTTTGCTGCACGAGCCGACTGTGGTGTATATCCCAACTGCTTGGCATGAGACGCAATAGACGGACGCAATACCGCACTATCCAAGAACATTTCGTTAGCCACCATGTTGGCGTAGAACGACTGGTAATGGGTATTGTAAGCCATTACATCAAGAATGGTGCTCAACACCGATCCGTTGAAGTTATAGTCTTTCAGAGTGTCCTGTGATTCAAGGAATGCTTTTAGGGAAGCCTTTGCTTCTGTAAAGTCCAATCCAACCACATTCAGAGCGTTAGCGTTTGTAGCCATCAGCGAACCCTTTCAAGTAGTGTTGTTACCCTATCTACCGCTCCTACCGACTGAATCGTATACTCTACCGCTACCTGATAGTCATTGGAATCAGGATTAGACACCACATCTACTATTATATTGCTCACACGCGGTTCGTTTTTCCTTATGGTTTCAAGGATTCGGTCACGAATTTCAAAGGCTGTAATGGAATCCACAGGCTCAAAGAGCAAAGGGCGAAGAGACGCACCGATTTGGGGCTGAAATAGCCGTTCGCCAAATGCGGTGGACAGCAGATTTTGAATTGCCACTTTGATGGCTTTGGTGTCTTTTGTTAGCACCACATCGCTATTTTTAGGATTACGGGTAAACAGCGGGTCAATATCCGTGTATACTGGTTCTTGTGTGGATGTTGAAATTTTTAAGGGCATTAGTGTTTACCTAGAGTAAGGTGTGTGTTTATTGCCTTTGTGGAGGTGCAGATCACCTCTCCTAGAGAGTTTTCAGATATTCCTTCCGCGTGAACCGAGTCCAATTCAGAAAAATCACACCAATGGCAGCACACAAACCCCATAGGGGTAAGTCCGTCTTCACACCGTAGAGGGCTAACCGCAAAGCACAGTACATTATTTATCTCAAGCCCGTAACGGAATGAGCACTGGGGTAGATCACTGGTTCTGATTATTTTATTACTGCGGTTGTCCAAGATGTCCACCAATTCTTTATAACGGGTCAAGAGCACATCCTGTGACTCTAAAAGCATTCCTTGAACGCCTGTTCCACACGATTCGTGGGTCACGGAGAACCGCTTAATGGAACTCCCGTCTGCAAACTTACCGCCGTTGTGGAACTGAAAAACTATTGTTCGTGAAGCACGAACCAACAGCCTCAATTCGGTCAGGGCTTCGTGAACTCGGCTATGAACTTGTGC